GCGACCGCCTGGAACAAGCACTGCGCACCGGGGTCGGTTAGCTTCGGCACCACCCGCCGTCGCCAAGGCTATGGCGGGCAAGTAAGGAGTGAGTAGCAATGCCTGCGAACACGACGACACTGGCTGAACTGATCGTTCAGCTCTACAAGGGGCCTTGGGTGGAGGCCCTCAACACCAACACCTTCCTGCTCACCCGGATTCAGCAGAAGCAGGGAGTGGGCGAGGGCGTGCGCTGGCCGGTCCGCTATGCCGGTAACAGCTCCGCCGGGTCCTATGGGGAGGGCGACACCGCTGCCGGCGCCGGGAACCAGGGGTTCAAGAAAGCCTTCCTCACCTGGAAGCTCAACAAGGTCGAGGTGGAGGTCTCCGGCCTCGCCCAGGCGATCGGTGACAACGGGGGCATGATCGTGCCGGCGCTGCGCACCGAGCTTGACCTGGGCCTGTCCGATGTCCGCGGCAACATCAACACCCAGTTGATGTCCGACGGCGCCGGCAACTCCGGCAAGGACATCACCGGGCTGTTCGCGGCGATCGCCGACACCGGCACCTATGCCGGGTTGGATCGCGGCACTTACACCTGGTGGAAGTCCTACGTCAACGCCAATGCTGGCACTCCGCGGAACCTCTCCGAGGAGCTGGTGCGGACGGTGAAGTCCACGGTCGAGGCGCGGGGCGGCCGAGTGACGGCCATCTACGCCGGCTCGACGCAGTGGTACCGCTATGGCGACCTGCTGCGGGCCGAGCGCCGCCAGCAGAATCCCACCACCCTCACCGGCGGCTACCAGGCGCTGGACTTCGAGGGTGTGCCTCTCATCAAGGTGCCGGGCTATCCGCAAACGCGGATAGACTTCGTGAACGAAGATCTCCTCGAGTACGTGGTGCTCAAGGACTTCGAGGCCAAGCCCATGGCCAAGACCAAGGACTCGGACGTGATCTGGGTCACCCACTACAGCCAGCTGGTCTGCCGGAACCCCTATCGCATGGGGAGCCTGCAGGACCTGGCGGCGTGAGGAGGGTGAGCCATGGCCCTGACTGACGCACAGAAAGCCGAACTCAACCGGATGTGCCCGGCCGCGAAAGACGCGGCTCTGGGCACCGCCATCGGAGCACTCGAGGCGGGCATCGTCGCCGCAGAACTCGACGGTACCACCCTGGAAGTGGGTGGCAGCCCGAGCAAGGTGCGCATCAAGGACGGGGGCGTATCGAGCGCGAAGCTTGCCTCCACTCTGCAGGCGCTGGTGCTGGGTGCCGCCGCGGGCTACAAGCTCGCACGCGGCCAGGCGGACGTCACCGGGACGGCCGATCTCAACACCGGACTGGCGACCGTCGTGGCCGCGGTGGCCACGCTCGACGACGACATCTCCCTCGCCGCCATGTGGGTCAGCGCCCACCTGTCGGCGACCGCAGGTCACATTGACCTGAACGTCTTCAAACCGACGGCTGTTGATGACTGCACGCCCGTCGCGGCCACCGCGGCGGCCAAGGTCAACTGGCTCGCCATCGGCACGTAACGGACTCGGGGCCGGTCATCGTGGCCGGCCCCACCTCAATCATGGAGAAAGTGATGCGACAGGAAGCTATGACCCCGCTTGCTGAGGGCGAGGGCGATGTGAAGGAAGCTGCGGCGACCTCGATACCGGAGAGTCCGGCGCCGGCGGCGACTGCAGTAGTGGCCGGTCCGAAGCGCGTAGGCAAGCTTACCGCGATGCTGGCGCTGGAGGAGCCGGCCCGCACGGAGGCGCTGGAGAAGGCCGCCACTGCGGGCCTGACCGTCTACCTGCGCAGCAGGACAGGCAGTGAAGTGCGCTGGCGCTACGGCGACCACGTTCTGGTGGTACCGGAGACGCCCAAGCCCTTCGCGGCCGCGCACGCGATTCACCTGCTCTTCTACGCCTCGGACAAGATCGAGGAGGTCGAGGGCTAGTCCATGGCGCTCGATGCCACGATCGCCGGCGCGGCCAGCAACTCCTACCTCTCGCTCGTGGAGGCCCAAGCCTACTTCGCGGCACGTCTGCGGAGCGACGCCTGGGGTGCCGCGAGCGATGGGGACAAGGAGAAGGCGCTGCTGACCGCGTGCCGGCGGATCGAGGCCCACCGGCTGCAGGTGCACCGGCGGCCTTACGGCTTCCCGTATGACCTACCCAATGCCCTCGACCGACCCGCGGACCCGCTGGCACCCGCAGATCCCGATCAGGCGCTGTCCTTTCCGCGACAGCGCGATCTGAACCGAAACGGCGCCTTCGCTATACCTGACCAGGTGAAGCAGGCGCAGTGCGAAGAGGCGCTGGCCCTGTTGGCGAGCGGATCGGAGCAGGAGCGCCGCCGCGGGCTGCAGGCCGCGGGAGTAAAGAGCTTCAGCGTGGACGGACTGAGCGAGAGCTATGAGACGGGCGCCGCGCGTCAGATGCTGATCAGCGCGGAGGCGCGGGTTCTGCTTGCTCCCTTCATCGACCGGGGCGGCGTTATCGCCACCTCCGACTCGCCGGATGGTGAGTGGTCTCCGGGGAGCTCGCGGTGATCGGAAGCTACCTCGCTCAGAGCATCTGGCGCAAGTCGCGCTCTGGTGTCGATGGCTACGGGCAGCCGACCTTCGGAGCCGCGGTGCAGACCAAGGGTCGCTGGTTGGAGAAGCGGCGGCTGGTACGCAACGCGAACGGCGAGCAGGTGATCTCGGAAGTGTCGGTGACGCTCGCGGCTGATGGAGCAGTCGCGGTTGGCGATCAGTTGTCACTCGATGGTTCGACATACCTGACCGTGATCGCGGTCTCTGCGGATCGCGATCTGGCGGGTGGACTGGTGTTGAAGCGGGCCTACCTATAGGCCAGCCCGCCTGGGGCGGGCAAGAGAGGAAGACGAGAGATGCTGTGGTTCATGAAGTTGATGGGGTGGGCGCTGGCGTTGAGCGAGCTGCTCACCGATCTCAAGGTGGTGAAGGCGAAGGCGCCCGAGACCACGGTGGCGGACTACACCGAGGCCGCCGCCGCGATCATGGCCCAGCCGGGAGTGGACACCTGGCTGCAGCGGATCGAAGAGCGATACGGCCCGGGGAAGGCCGACGCCATCCGCACCGAGCTGCCGTTCGTGCTCTGGGGCATTGACTTCGCTACCGAGCGCTGAGTCCTGACATGCCCGTCCGCCGCGGTAAGTACGGAGTCTCGTTCACCGGGATCGAGCAGCTCACCCGGCAGCTCGCTCGCGATGGCGAGGTGTGGCAGCGCGTCCAGCAGGCCGCGGTGGACGGCATGGTCGAGAACACGGAGGACCTGCTGGGCCGCTCCATGCGCGACGCGCCGGTGGACGAGGGCACGCTGCGGGCGAGCGGCACTGCTGAGGTGTACGCGAACGGCCGCGCAGTCGCTCGCCGCGGGTTCCGCGAAGTCGCGGATCAGCCCGAGGCCCCGGAGATGGTCACGCGCCAGGTACAGGAAGGCGGTCTCGGCGACGCGGTGGTGGGTGAAGTCGGATTCAACACTCCCTATGCCCTAACCCAGCACGAGCGCCTGGACTTCAACCATCCGAAGGGCGGCAAGGCGAAGTACCTCGAGGATAATCTCACCCAACAGGCTGACCGCTACCAGGATAACCTCTCCGACCATCTGCGGGAGGCGCTCAAGTAATGGGGCTGCTGATCGACCAACTGGCGGTCTACCTGGCGACCCAGGGCGAGGGAACGGTCAGCATGGATCTGTTCAAGCTCTATCGGCCCTCGTCGCCTCTGGCATGTGTGAGTCTGCACGCCACCGGTGGCTATCCGTCGGACGGCTACACCGAACGCGAGCATCCCACGGTGATGCTGTTCGCGCGTGCGGCGACACCGGATGCCGCGCTGCGGAAGGCCTACAGCCTCTACCGCAAGTTGCACGGCAAACAGAACCTCGACCTCGGCGGAGGGCTATGGGCTTTGACTATCGAGGCGGTCGCCAGTCCGGCCTATGTGGGGACTGAGCAAGCCGCGAATGCGACTGCTCACCTCGCCTCATTCAACATCGTTCTCGATCTGCGGAGCCCGTCTTCGTAGACCGAGCAGGAGATACATGAATGGCTACGATCACGGACGTGAAGCCCGCCCAGGGGAAGGTGGGCGAGAACATCACCATCATCGGAACGGGGTTTGCGGATGCCCCGACCGAGACGAAGGTCTACAAGCGCAAGCACGGCGACAGTACCTGGGATGTCGTGGACGCAGCGAACGTCACCTTCGTCTCGGCGACCGAGCTGACCGTCGCGCTGGCGGCCGGCGATTCCTGGGACGCGGGCATCCACGATATCGGCGTCTCTGACTCTGGCGAGTCCACGCCTGACGGCAGCCTGGCGCAGGCCTTGTTCTTCTACATCGCCGGCGTCAAGAACCCCAATGCGGT